AAGCTCGTTCGCCCTGCGTTCCTGTTCAGTCTCGGAAGACCATTCTTCCCACTCGGCAGCTCTTGCCTCTTCCGCAGCCACACGGTCTTTCTCGGCATCGACTCGACCTTCCTCTGCGGAAACACGACCTTCTTCAGCCAGTACACGGGCATCTTCCGCATTGACTCTCAGCCCTTCAGCGATAACACGCAATGCCTCTGCTGCGGAGATGTCAGCCATATCCTGAAACGCTGTGATAAGCGCATCGAAGTTGGTAACAGTACCATCGGAAAGCCTGACCTGAATGCGTCCCTTGTAGTCGCCGCTGCCGGTGAAGGTAATGGACTCGATCCCGTTGCCCTTCATATTGGCAAAAGTGAATGTCAGCGTCCGGTTGTCGCCCGCACCGCTGTCGGCTACAGTTACCTGAACAGTACCGTAGCGGTTGGCATTGGTGTCGTTGACATTGACATCTCGAATGACATTCGTTGACAGTTCAGAAGCATACTGCTCAATAGCATCGGCGTAGGCAAGCATCTGTGCCACATTGGACGCTGTAGCCTCTTCGTGGTTCTCTGCTTCGGAGGGTTCAGTCCCCTCAAGAATCTCACCGCAGGCACACCACACAGTAGGCAGTTCAACAGTCTGATTGCCGCCCCATACGCCAATAATGAGGTTCACGCCGGCACTTGCCATGCAAGTAGCCGGTACAGTTATCTGGTTATTGGTAACAAGCAGCTCCTCGACTACCGTCCCTGCCCTGATGACCGCAGTTTTGCCGAGATCGTCCCAGTCGCTGCTGAAAGTAAACTGGACAGTCGGCAGGCTTACCATCCCTGCGGTTAATGTTTCTGTTTGTGTAAGTACCGCATCTGCTGCGGAAACTGATATTTTAATCATTACACTAACCCTTTCGTATCACCGGATTTGTTGATCTCCCGCTGCATGGAACTGTACCCGCTGCCTGTCGGAACATCCGGCCTCATGCCCAGTTCCACTATGCCGCCCTGTTCTCCACCCGGGCCGGGCATTCCCGCACCGCCCATTGGGGGAGCCATCATCTGCTGCATCTGCGTTTTAATATCGCTGATGAGTCTCCGTCTGTCGGGAACATAATCATCAGGCAGCCGCTCCAGGAACTGAACCACAGTGATCTGTCCCTGTCTGAGCAGATTCTCCAAAGTCTGAATGGATGCGATCTCCGAGTAGTATGTCGATGCACCGACATCGAGTTTGATCGTGACCGGGTAGTTCTTCAGCTGGGAGAAGTCGAAAATTTCGGGGATCTCTTCCGGAATCTCTATATCCGGATTCGCCTGCTGTGCGAACATCGCCATCATCCGTTCTTTGTCATTGATTGGGCGATCAACGTACCGCACACCGTAGTATTCAGCCATGAACTCCTCGCAAATCAGAGCGAAGTCCTCAATGGCAGAATAGATGTTCTGCTTCGTCAGTTCGGACGGGGTAGCAGCTGCTCTCTGAAGGGCAATGATGGCAGAAGTGTTGTCCGGCCTGGTATCGCCCAAAGCAACGGACGTAGCGCCCAAACTCTGCTGCGTCTGCTCGATAAGGCTCTGAATATACTGGAATACCTGAGGGGAGATGTTCGCACCCTCAACAACACGCATCGCATTGTCAACGGTTCCGTTCACACCGTATGCAGCGCCGACCTGGTTGGTGATCTTAGAGATCCTCGTCTTGTCATAGACCTTGCTCGGAAATGCCATGTTCATCATGGAAACTTCCGTGAGAGCGTGGGATTTGTTAATGGCGATCTGATTCGGGACAAGGCCGGTAATCATCGCCTGTCCGTGGTAACAATCTTTTACCATATCCCAAGGCAGCCAGCACAGCGGGTATCTCCTGATGCCGAGACTCTTCGGAGCCTCAATCTCTGCGTTTTGACAGGAGCAGTATGTCCAGATCTCTTCGGTTTCATCATCACGCCAGAACAGCTGAAGCACCGTCACGAGATCGTCATTGAATTTGACTTCATCGACAGCCTGCGACTCGTCCGGATTCGCCGAGATGTTCCTCCATCCCGAAGAACCGTTCTCCCTTGCCATAAGCCGCGCCTGCCTCTCAGGCATTCTCCGCGAGATGATGATCCACGGCTGAGACTCTACCTGACCATCTGACGGGTTCCCGAAGAACACTCTTGTGTTGTCTACGACCTCGCACTTGATCTGGCCTTTCGCATCCTGTCCTGTCTCAGCATCAGCGTCCCAATACACATAGATGCATCCGTCACCGTCAACCGCAGCGTCACGGGCAAACACACGGATGAGGGCTGCTACCTTGTTCCTCTCAAAGATGGCTTCAAACTCGTCATTGATGACAGATGCCATCTTTTTGTATTCGCCGGTTCTTACTGTCGCCGCGAGAGGGGAGGCCGTTACCTTGATGTTGTCCGATACGATTGTCGCAATCGTAAACAGGGCGGTTCTCTTCAGAATGTTAACCTGGGGAGTAGGAAGGTTGTTCGATGCGATACCTTCCCATTGCTTGCCGATGAAGAAGTTTTCGTTCACCCTCACGGTATCCTCAAGGTTTATCTGCTGATTGAATCCGAGTCCCTTGTTGTACATCTCCCATGCGATTCGGTAGTCGGGATACCGTTTGCCCTTGAACAGGGAGACAAGCTGGTCGTCTTCGCTCAGGCTTTCCTCTTCAAGAGGTTCGTCATCCTCGTCATAGCCCTTTGCCTTTTTCCTCGCGGGCTTTGTCTCGATGATGGCGATTGCGGGTGTTCTGCCAACCGGCATCAAAATCTCGTCCATTTATTTCCCTCCTGTCGGGGAGTAGTTCACAATGTTCTGAATCCACTCCGTGAATACTTTCTCACGGGCTTCATCGATCTGCTTCTCGATACTGTCTTGTACTGACGATTCGGCAGGCTTGTCGAGTTTCTCTTTCAGTTCGCCGACCGAATTGGAAATCTCCATGATGTTTTTCGTCAGCGCTATGTTCTCGTCAACCCGCATCTCGTCCAGGGCGTGTACCTTCTTCTCAAGCGCAAAGACTTTGAAGAGGATATATACCTCAAGGACTGCCAGTATCGTCATGCAGGCAAGTATTACATAAATCAATGTTTTCATGTCCACCTCACTTGAACAGTTCAGCGTTTTCCTCCGAAACCCTGATATTGATTTTGCGGTCTTGGTTTTCTGCTGTCCTTTCGGTGAACCCTCCGTTCTCTGGCATTGCCAGCGCAGCTTTGCAGCCTGTGGACATCTTCGGATCGTTTACCATCTTCTGCAACAGCTGGTCTTGCCGGCGAAGCATGGCGTATTCATGGATGTCCTGATACTTCTGTGCCATCTTCCCGTTCACTTCAGGATCGCGCAATTCATCATATTTCGGTTTCGATATATTCAGATATAAAAGCATGGCAGGGAAGGAGGCGAACTTGTTGTTCTCTTCACATTCCGCAAAGAACTCGTCAACCTTGCTTCTTAATCTTTTCGGGTCTGTGTATGTCGGCCTTTTCCCTCGTGTTTCGTATTTTGTAGGCATCTAAAACCTCATGTAGCTTTCTGTGATTTCACCGCCGGTCATGTAATACATTTCATCCACCGGTTCATCCTCAAGCTCAAAAATGTCTTTCTCTTTCTCTTCTTTGATCGCTTCGGCAGAAGATACCCTGCTGATGATGTAATACCTACACATATCAACGGTATGCGTGATCTCGTGCGGGTCTTTGCTACAATCGTTCGGGTTGTTATCGTCTGCCTGGATATCCCGAATATCTTCAATGACTTTCTCGCAGTTACTGAAAATCATGAATCCGGGCAGCTTCTCCGGGATCGTACCCGACCGTTCCTGATACAGCTTCTTTACAAACGGGTCTTTCAAGGGGATAGGCGCTAATGATTCTTTCATCAGCATATGGCCCTGGACTCTGTTATTGTCCGCCCTTACCAGTCCGATTCCCGCCACCATGAAAGTTTCCGCCATGGATCTGCCGCTTTCTTTCGCTCTCGCCCATATATCAGGCGGGGCATAAGTGACAACGATGTTTTCGTTTGGCAGCGTGTGGTCTTTGATCTGTTTTGCCGCTGACGAGACAACCAGTCCTTTTTTCTCGTATGTCCTGTATAGCCATGACCGCCCGTCTTCATCTACAGCCCACCATCCGACAGCCAGCATATCAAGGCCGTAGTCCATAGACCGGTACTTAGGCCAGTGTGCAGGGATCTTGAAGTTGTCGCAAGTGTGCTTGCCAACCGTGAACTCCTTGAAATAGTTCCCGCCGATGATGTTCCAGTTACCGTATCGGTACGCCTCTCTCAGATCCTCCGGCATATTCGCCAAAGTGCGAAGATATGTCGGCGATTTCTTCAGCATGATCTTGTTGTCGTCAACCGTCGCAAAAATGAACGTGTAATCGCTCGGGTTCTCATTCTCCTCCGGATTCTTACAGTTCGTCTTGTACTGCTTATCGATGAAAAGTCTCTTAACCCCAAGTTGTGTTATCGCCCAGGCTCTTTATCCCGGACATCTTTATGTT